GTTTTGATGTTGGTTTTGATGTTGGTGTTGATTGTGACGGACTTGGTTTTGCTATTGGTTTTTCTTCCTTTGATTGATCCCCAGATTTTTCCTTTTTCTGTGCAATATAGGATTCAAACTGTTTGCCAACCTCCATCCTATCTTTCGTGTGAGGAGTTCCGGCCTTTTCATACTTTCTCAAGAAGATTTCAGTAGCTTCTTGAACACTCTTAGCTCGATTGAGTAACTGTTTTACCTTCATATACTCTGGATGAGTATTGAGTTCGTGAATGATGAAATCCACCTGAGTGTTCATATCATTCCAGTCAGTTCCTCTAGATTTGGCAAATGACATTAAATTGATTCTATCCTTATCAAATCTTCCACCAGTCTCCCATTGAACCAAACCTCTTCCCGGGCCACCCCCACGTTGAACAGTTGATGGGTCGTAGGTATATCCAGTCTCCACTCCAATGTTAGCGACAATTCCCTTTGCCGCGTTCAGTGAAAGTCCCTGACCAACAAGTCTTTGATAAATTTGAAATGCCTTCTGATTGACTAAGGGCACATCATTTCCAACATATCCACCAGTATTGAACCTTGACTTCTTAGGTTTATTTGCACCAGGACCACCATAAAGTCTATTCAAGGCCAAGAATATCTCAGCTCCAACTGCATCCACAGCCTGTTTATTCATAACAACTTCACCTTCTGTCAGATAGGCTGGAACCTTATCAATACCCTTAGGTCCAGACACTAATCCACCAGTAGCAAATCCAAATCCACCCCGTAGCCAATCCAGAGCCATGGCTATCCAACCAATCGGACCTGGAGCTGCTTGTGCGTATCCTAAAGCAGCTCCAAAAGTATCACCCTGAGTGGCCCTGTATGTTCCCAATCCAATTCCATAGGCTGTCTGAAGTCCTGGGAGGAATTTTGATAGTCTTGATAAGAATCCACCAAGTCTTGCCAGCCACGGCATTTTTGCCATGACTCTAGTAAGAAATCCACCAATTCTAGCAAAAACTGGACCGAGAGCTCTCTTACTCAATCGTGCAGCAATATCAAAAAGTTTTCCCGTAAGAGTAAAGATAAACTTTCTGAATGGCGTTATGTAAAGAGCAAGTAGAAGTGGCCAGAAATCTTTGAGAAATCTTCCAAGAGATTCTATTTTCTCTTGATTTTTTGGATCTTTTATCCAATCAACAAATTGTAAAAATACCTTTCCAAGGAAAATAAATGTAATGAATTGGAATATCTTATCTAAGATACCTTGAAGTGGAGAGATAACTTTCTGAAATTGTTCTGTGACCTTCTGTCCTATGTTTTCTTTACTTTCTAAGTCCTCTTCTCTGGATTCTCTTGCTTTTTGTTGAGCGAACAGAGACGCCTCTTCAGACTTCTTAATTTCAAATTGATATAAAGCATTTACTGTATTCAGTATTGAAGACAGTGTTTTATTCAACTCAGTAAGTTGATCTTGATCTATAGGTTGTTTCTGAGGTACTACTTGTTGTTGAACATCTGACTGTACCTGCTGTTGATTTACTTTTTGGGACAGGGCCAAAATCCCAGATCCAATGGAGGAAGATGTTTTAGTTACGATACTCCCAAGTCTAGAAATGGATTGAGCACTTATTTTTTTCTGTTTCTGTTCAAATGTAGTTTTTACTCTCTTTCTTTCATTAGCGAGAAGTGACATCTCTTCTAATGAGAGTGTATTGGCACCTCTTACCATAGCCTCCCGAAGAAGGCTATAGTAAGTTTCATCATCCAAATCAAAAGTATCCGAAATGCCAAGTATTTTTAGAATTCTTTCGTCAATTGATTTGGCGTCCATCCTAATACAAACTCTTTTGAGTATTTATAAGTCAAACTCCACTTGCAGTTTTATGTTTCAGTTCCTCTTCTTCAAGATGATCCTTGAGAAGTCCAACATAAATGTCTCTTTCCCAAGGTATCATTCCCTCAATCTCCGTTAAACTCCATTTATGATACTGAAGTAGTGCAAAGTTGAGTTTGAAGTAATTCTCAAGGTCCATATGGACCATTCCTATGCGAAAAAACTTGCCAGTCCCTCCAATACAATCTCATTATCAACTCCAGTGTTTGGATTTTTCACATTGATCGTATGTGAAAGTTTTGGCATTGTCTCAAAGAAGGTTTCAATCTGTTTGAATTGATTTGTATTCATTTGATCAAGAAACTCTTCAAGTTCTTTCTTTGTTACATCTGAAGTATCCCAAACTTCATCCTCACTATAAATCTTATCAATACAAGAAGAAATCAAATCGAATGATTGATTCATCACATTATCACCACTAAAATCAAAATTACTCTTGATGAACTGATCTAATGATGGATACTTCATTTCCATCATTAAAGAATCATCCAGTTTAATTTTATTATTATGTTTTGGATCTTTAATGACTTGAATATCGTCCAGAAGAATCTTGACCGGAACAGAGGTCACACCATCATCTGGGCAAATAATATTCAACTCAACTTCTTCACCGACCGATTTTCCTCTAATATTCAGGAAAAGAAACTCAATATCAAAAGTAGGAAGTAATTCAACACGAATTCCTCTAGTCTCAATACAATTTTTGATGACGGCTTTGATAGCATTGGTAATCTGTTTCGGATCCTCAGATTCCATTGCAAGAACAAGAAGTTTCTCTTCTCTTACAAGAAATGGTCTATATTTAACTCTCTTTCCATTTGAAGGCAACTCAAGTTCATAAGTTGGCGTAGAAATCTTAGGTAAAGGCATAATATCCTATAGTGGTTTCAGTAAGATTATTTAGAAAAGATTTGTTGAAGTGGATCTTATTATTGAATCTGGTGCCGATCCTGAGAGAGGGTTTTTTGATAGATTTTCGGATACAGAAGCAAATGATCCAGTTCTATCAATATCAAAAGAATTCTCCAAAAACTGACCTTCAGATTTGATAACATATCTATCATAACTGAATGTAACTCTGCATCTTAGAAGATCAGAGTTTGAATATGAGACGGGCATTGAACTCATAGCTATTGGAAAAGCCTTGAGGAAGTTATAAACTAACAAATCTCCCTTGAAGTCTCTTTCAAATTTGGTTATATACAATTCTTTTCTGTATCCAGTTCCAGGTTCATCTGGATATTTTACTCGATAACTGAAGTTTGAATTCTTATTGACACTACTATCATTGGTGACATATCTCATCCAAGATTCAAAAAATAAGATAGTTTTATATCCCTGAGTATCTCTATGATCCACATAAAAACTCAAATCAATTGCACCATCATAGTTTTTTCTGTAGGCAAATTTCTCAGTAACTCCAGTATGATCATCCGTTGCCTCATGTGCCAACAAATTTGATCCGGGAAGAGATGCCTCATAGCATGAAAAAGAGAGAAGTTCAGAGTCATAAAACTGAACTCCAGAAATGTTTGGATTTGGAATATAACACTCAAAAGTGGATGTTAATGCAGGTCTAAGAAGTTTTTCCTTAACCTGATACATCTTAACAGGTTGTGGTTTTGTAGAAGACATCTATAAATACTATTTGACCCGATATACTATGTATAATGGCTCGTGACGGAAAATACAATCAGGGGCACTTTCACCCACAAAACCCACAAAAGTATCTGGGTGACCCAAAGAACATTATCTATCGTTCTTCGTGGGAACTTAAGTTTATGAAGTGGTGTGATCGAAATGAAAACATACTGGAGTATGGGAGTGAAGAGTTCTTCATACCTTACTTTGATCCAACTACCAGTAGAGTCAGAAGATACTTTCCAGATTTCATTATCAAAGTTCGTGAGCAATCTGGTGAGATTAAGAAGTATGTGATTGAAGTGAAACCAAAAAGACAAACTATTCCACCTGTTCAGTCAAGTAAGAAAAGAGTAAGAACTTACATCAATGAAGTGAAGACTTATGCTATGAACCAGGCAAAGTGGGCAGCAGCAGAAGAATGGTGTAAGGATAGAATGATTGAGTTCAAGATAATTACAGAAGACAACTTAGGCATCCGATAATGGCACAAGGTTTCGGACAAGACATTCAAAAATCCAGAGTATCTGAACTCAAAAAGAAGTTAGATGGGTCTGAAGATGCCGACTTGATTATGATGAGTATTATGGAGGTGTTTAATGAGATTGAATATGTTCCAGATCCAGGAAACTACTATACCTTTATATACTACCCCAAAACAAAAGGTATTCAATACGATGAACATCCTTTAGTTGCCGTAACTGAAATACAACGATGGGGTTTTAAAGGATTTAACTATCACTGGGGAAAAATGAAAAACTATACTTGGATTGAGGTTGTCGGAGCACTTCATTTAGTGAAGTCAAATGAGATTAGTTATCTTCGTTCATTACCATATGCAAAATTCAGAACTAAATAGATAAAAAAGTATCCGATGGCAGGAACTTACGGAGAACCAGGAAAAAATCAATACACTATACCTGGAGTTGGTGGATTGTTGTCAAATGTTGTCAATGCAGACACCGGAATAACTCAAATATACCGAAGTAGTGCATTTGGTCAATTTCCATCTTTGGGAACATACGATTCCCAAACCAAACAATTTACTCCTCTAGAGAGTGCTAATCTCACTGATATAGAAAAGATTGCTTTTGATGAAAATACAAAAATAATCAAAGATGCTTCAATAAAAACATCCATTAATGCTGGACTGGACCCCATTAAATCTTCAACATTATTGGACGAAAATAAAGAAACATTAGAACAATCTGATGTACAAAGTGGATCTACTCCAACCAATGATGATGGAAATGGTTATTCAACCACATCTTCCAGTGGATCTGGTGGTGGATATCTAAAATACCCAGCAGACTTAAGTTTAGCTCAACAAGATGTAATTCAATTTACAGCCGTTGAATATGTAGCTTCTGGAATTGATGGTAATGGATTATCATCCAGATCTTCTGGTTCAAGAAGTCAGAAGGGAGTTGCAGTTCTTCCCATTTCTGGACCCATTTCAGATGTCAATTCGGTTGATTGGTCTCCAGGATCGTTGGATGCAATTTCTAAGGATGCCCTGGGGCTGGCCAAAGATGCTATTCTTGGTGGTGACAAAGAATCTTTTGGGAAAAACTTTGAGTCAAAAGTCAAAAAATACGCCGAAGGGGAAAATAGGGATACAGTCATAGCTATGATGGCAGAAAAAATTCTTGGAATTCAAAATCTTCAAGGAAGAACTGGTGCAATTCTCAATCCCAATGTGGAACTTCTTTTCACTTCACCACAATTGAGACCGTTCTCCTTTAATTTCAAGTTAATTGCCAGAAACTCGGCAGATGCAACTCAAATTAAAGGAATTATTAATTTCTTTAAAAAGAATATGGCTCCAATAAAACAAGATGGGAATGCTTTCCTAAAAGCCCCCAATACATTCCTCATAAAATACCTCAAAGGTGGTGAAGAACATGATGGATTGAACCAAATCAAAGAGTGTGCTCTCCTCTCCTGTCAGACGAGCTACACACCTCTTGGAACTTATATGACGTATGAAGATGGGACTATGGTTGAATACAACCTGGGTCTTATGTTCAGTGAACTTGAACCTGTATATGATACCGACTATCAATCTTCCGGTTCAATAGGTTACTAAAATGACAAGACCTTACTTCAGACAAGTTCCTAACTTTGAATATGTCAGTAGAAATTCTGAAGAACAGAGTATCACAGATTATGTTGAAGTCAAGAACTTCTTCAAGAAAGGAAAACTAAGAGAAGACCTTCTTCAAAATCTCAACTACTTCACCAAGTACAACATCATTGGTGATGAAAGACCCGATAATGTTGCACACAAGGTCTATAAGGACAGTACCCTTGATTGGGTGGTTCTTCTCTCCAATAACATCATCAACATTCAAGATGAATGGCCGATGACACAAAATACCTTTGATACCGTGATGTTGGACAAGTATGGTTCTTATGATGCTTTATACTCTGGAATACATCATTACGAAACAACAGAAGTTCGTGACTCAAGAGGAAGAATTGTTATTCGTGGTGGATTGAGAATTTCACCTACCTGGAAAACCAATGGCAACTTTGTAGAAATCTTCAACTCACAAATTGCCGTTATCTCATCAGGTGATTCTGTAATCCCATCATCAACTGTCACTGTTTATATGGTGAATAGTATTCCTGGATTAGAGGTTGGAAGCCAGGTAACCATTGCAAATGTAGTTGAGAATGAATACAATGGTTCTCAAATAGTCACTGAAATTTTATCTACAGATGTATCCGGAAATCCAAATGCTTTTAGGTATGAACTACCATCTACTCCAAATATAGCTTCTCCAGATCTCTCATCAGTAAGAAACGAAGCAGTTCTATTCTACATCTCCGAGAACTCAACTCTTACAGCAAACTCTTATTATTATGAATATTGGGATGAAGGTCTTGGTTACTCCGTTTATGTTCCATCAAATTCCTTTATCAAAGCAATAACAAACTATGAGTATGAGATGCAACTTGAAGATCAGAAAAGACACATCTTTGTTCTGAAACCATCATATCTGAATGTTGTATTCAATGATATGGATGAGATTATGCCATACAAAAAGGGTTCTGGCCAATTTGTGTCCAGAACCCTGAAGAGAGGAGAAAATATTAGATTGTATCAGTGATAGAACTCACTCATCAATCAGTCGTTGGAAATACTGAAGACTATCGTCATCATCTTCATCACTTGAACTAGGCAGATTTTTCAGTTCTTGACGAAGATCTTCGGGAACTTCCTTACTCTTACGATAAGAAGCTTCCAGTTCTTCAATCACACTCTCCTCACGAGAAGGAGTTGTTTCATAGGAACTAAGATCGTCTTCTTGTTCTCGAACTGCAACCCGATTAGATTTCTTACCCAGAACATAATTCAGACGCTTCTCAAGATCCTCATAGGACTTGAACTGATCTGGAGCAACAATAGCAGACAGAGAATACTCTTTCTTCCACAGAGCTTCCAGAGCATCATCATCATCAAAAAGTGCAGACGGACGATCAAACTCTGACTTATCGTAGTTCCAATAACCTTCAACCTTACGAATCTTCAGACGGAAGTTTGCACCACCCCAGAAGTCA